GGCCAACAAGCCCAACAAGCTACTGCTGCGAAAGATATTGTGAATGTTGATTCCCACGATGTAGATACTGTTTCTGATGTTGAATGGGATATAAAAGCCCTTATGGGAAAACCTATGTTATTTAATCGTATGTCTTGGTCTACTTCAGACGCTTTTTCTCAAATTACTTTTGTACCTATAGTTTTATCTGATGTTTATAGATTAGTTAGTTTAATGGGTAGATTTAGATATTGGCGTGGAAATATGACTTTTCGTATACATGTGACTTCTACTAATTTTCATTCTGGAAAAGGAAGAATTATTTATATACCCCCATTGGCCCCAAATACTTCCAGAAATTCCACTTATAGTTTTAACCGACTTTGGTCGATGCCCTGTCTAGAAATTGCTGCAAATTCCCCTGGATTACATGAATTGAAAGTACCTTTTACTAATCAACTTCATTTTTATGAACGAAATTCTACTATTGGACCTGATTATGGACAAATTGCTTTTATTGTGACTCATCCTTTGAGTGTGCCTGAGACTGTTCCTTCTACTGTTACTTTAGTTTTTACTTTAATTTTAGATGATGTTTCTGTACGTGTACCTAGTAATAATGCTGTAGCTTTACCTGAAGTTGCAAATGTTCAATTTTATAATAATGAGAGTGTAATTGGTCCTTTGACTTTGGATGATTTTGATGATATGCCTGAAACCCAAGCTTCTAATTCTTTGACCCCCGTTACTGATCGAGTGAAACTTTCTTCTTTTAACCCTTTTCTTATTGATGGTGAATTTTTACCTCTACCAAAACTTGGAAATTCTACTCCCGGTACTGGTGATGCTTCTAAATTATCTGGTGAAGAACATGATGATTCGATTTTAAATTTTTGTAAACGATTTGGCTATTTTAATAATATTGCCTGGACTACTGCGCAAGCACCTAATACTCAATTAATGTTTTGGAGAAATACCCCTGTAGGTGCTTTGGGAGGATGCCCCCCTATTAAATATGCTTCACTGTGTGCCCAATATTGGCGAGGATCCCTTACTTATAAAGTTCGTATTTCAAAACCCCGTTTCGCTCAAGGAAAATTAATAGTTACTTATACTCCCCGTGGACAAGTTATTTCTGCTACCACGGAAGCTGATATGGAAAAATATGTTTTGGTTGTGGATATTTCTGAGACGACTGAATTTATGTTTACTATACCTTACATGGATGATATGGAATGGAAGACTGTTGGTGACCCTAATGTTAATAGTTATTTATATAATACTGGTACAGTTACAATTAAAGTACATAATAGTTTAATGATGCCTGCTTCTTCTGTTTCTTCTATAATTTTATATATGGAAATGTGTGCTGGTCCCGATTTTCAACTTGCTAACCCTATTGAACCTCAATTATCTTTTGCTGTGCCTACTAATGTCTTTACTACTGAATATTTAGGTGGACCCGCCTTTACTGATTATATGTCTACTATGGGTACTTTTTCTACACGAGAAGATGCGATTAATTGGCTTGATACTACATTGTATGCTGTTTTGTCCCCTGACATAGCTGTGACTCAATCTGGAGTGTATGCTGAGACTTCTTCTTTACAAAATAATGATACTGATTTAGGATTTATTTTAGGCTCTAAAAATAGTGTGACTGTTAATAATAAATTGACCCGACCTGATGAAATTACAACTATTTCTTCTCTTTTACGACGACCTTTTAAAGATGTACAAATTGCTAAGACTAACAAAAAGTATAATTTGGCTTTAACCTGCCAGACAAATTCTAATTCTTTTCTTTTCCATTTTTCTAAGTGTTATCTATTTTGGCAAGGTGATTTAAATTTTCATATGATGCAATTGGATGATTCTTCCCCCGATTTTAATTTAGTTTATAATACTTATTATGCTACAAATTATGATAGACAAGCCAGAAATGGCGATGGATCTGGAATTCCCCC